AGGCAACTTGCCAGCAACCTGGCGCAGGTGATAGCCGTTATCCCACGCGAATTCCCACGTTTGTTCGTAGGTGCCAGCGCCCACGCGTGAAATGCTGCAACCAGTAAATAGCAAGGTGCGAGCGGCAAAGTTGTACGGCCCTAGCGAAACGGCATCGTTATTGCGCTTGTTTAGGAACGTTAGCGGCACGCTCGGCCGGCCAAGCACCACGTTACGCACCGTGATACGGGCAACGTTCACGAAACCCGTAATAGGTTCCCCGCCGCTATCCACCTTTTCGCCGCCAATATCTACTTCGGTTGGATTGTCAATATTGCTACCGCTCGGAAACGTAATTGCCGTGGCTCCATCCGTACGCCAAATGTCAACGGATTGTGCTTCTAGGCTTGCTTCCAGCGCTGTAAATCCGCTTTGGTTCTCATTCTTGGCGTCGATTTCCGTACCGGATTGCTGGCCCACCGAACTATCCAAAACTACAACCGCTTCCCACACTTGCCCGCCGGCGTCGGCTTGCTTGAAGTCTACGGATACCTGGCGGCACCGGGCGGTAAGGTAGGCGCCCAACTCCGTTAGGCAACCATCCGCAGCGCTTCCACGATCATAGGTGCTATAAACCTTCTCCTGAACGGTGCTAGAAGAAAGCACCTGTTGAATCGTTAGCGCGGCGCCGGTATCGTCCCAAATGCGATAGGTTGCGGTGCCCGCAAATTTGCCGCGATCAAAGGTAATGTTAACGCCGCCGTCGGTATGTAATGCGATTTGGATAGCCATTTATGGTGCCGCCGATGCGTTAGCCATGCGTCCCGTATTTTCCGCAACCTTTGCGGTATTAATTGCCGTTGCTTGTGCGGGCTTAGCCAACTTGTCTAAACCCGTGGTCATACCGGCCATCTTAACCCCGCCTACCGCCGTTGAAATGTTTTCAACGTTAGACATAGCCGCGACGGGGTTTTCCGCTGCGCCCTTGGTTGCCTGAATAGCCCGGAACAATTCCCAAGCCTTAGCGGTAGTTTCGTCGCTAAGGTCCGCGTTGGCGATTTTCTTGCGGAATAGTTCTTCCTCCGTCATCGTCTGTTGGTCTAGGGCGTCTTGCAGACTGCTAAGGAAATCTATCTGTTCTTGGTTGTAGCGTTGCTCCGCATTGCTTCGATCCTTGGCACGGCTAGCGGCCGCATCGGCAATGTCCCGTTGCTCTTTGAGGATGCGCGCGGTTTCCTTTTCGGCTTCGGCTTGCTGCTTTGCGGCGTTCGCCTTTTCTTCTGCCGCCTGAATAAGACGCACTTGGGCGTCATACTCGGCCCGAAGCGCTGCTTCGGTTTCCGTGAATTGTGCAAGCCTGGCTTGCCTATCCATAGCCTTACCGCTTTGATCAAAAACTACGGTGCCAGTTTCAATAATACGTTTTTCGGTTTCGAAATACTGCTTTCGTAGCGCGTTCTGCCGTTCCTGATTTGCAACGGTAAGTTCCCCAATCTGCCGTTGGGCGTCGCTCATCTTTAGGTATTCTTCGACGCCGCCGGATTGGTTAATGAACGTTCCACGCGGCGTAGCCTCAACGCTTGAAAGCGTTTTAAACGCGTCCCTTGCACCCTGCGCGGCTTTCTCTTGCGCCTTTGCGCTAGCCGATGCCAAGTTTTCGAAGATTTGGTAGCCCTGTCCAAGCAACGGAAGGCTTTTAACAATGTCAATAATGCCTTGGCCGATGCCGTTAATGACGGCTTCCGCCTTCGATCCATTGGCGCCAATGTTTTCCGTAAACTTTTCGACGCTGCTAAGCACCGTAGAAATGCCCTGGACGCCGGCAATACCAACAATGCCCTTGCCCAATGCGCGGCTAAAGGATCGGCCCGATTTCTCTAGAATCGTTTCGGTAGCGCTAGCGCCCTTTGTGGTTGCCGCCTTTACTTGTTCCCATCCAGCCAAATACTCGGCGGTTTGTAGCGCAATGGTTGTACGAAAATTGGCAATGTTCGCCACGGGCTAGCCCCTTTTATATTGCGCCCGAAGCGCTGCAAGCACGTCCGCCGGCGTCTGCTTCGGCTTGTCTAGGAACGGCATAAAATCCGATGGCTTGAACGGATCGCCCTTAGCCCGGTGGCAATTGGCAACGGTTGCGGAAATGATGCCGGCCCGAAGGTCTGCACGCTGTTCTCCAATGGGTTCTAGCGCGTCATAGGCAATCCATTCCGTTAACTCTTGTGCGCTCATGGTTTCGCCTAATTCCTGTACGGTGCGGCCAAGCGCTAGGGCAAGACGAAAAAGAAACTTCCTTAGCGGCCGCTGTCGGAATTTCCCTCGGCTGTTTCCTTCGCGGATTGGCCCATACCGCTAAGCCTGGCGGCAACGTCATACAAACTATCCACCACGCTAGCCGGCAATTCTCCGATGGCGTCTAGGTCTTTTGCCGTAAATAGCGGGCTATCGCCGTCATAGGCGCAAAGCGTAATCATGGTTGCGCGAATGTTCCGCAGCGTCTTGCCCTGAGCGTGGAAAATCCGTTGCTCCCATTCATCGCGGCCGGCGGCCGTCATGCCGCGAATGGTAATAGGACCGACGCCAGGCACGTCCACTACCTCGGTAGGAACGGAAGCCTTAAGCGCTAGAAAACGGTTCTTAAGATCGCTCATTAGGCAACGTCCGCAAAGGTAACGGCGCCGGTCCACTTCAGATTGAACGATGCGGTAACGGCCGCGTCAATGCCAATCTTGGTAGAGAAATCGGTAACGATTGCGCTGCCGCTCAGCGTAAAGCCCTTGTTATTCGCGCTGCCGCACGTAAAAACAATGGCTTGCGCAGTAGGCGCAGTAGCGGCGGCCGTTGCGTCCATTTGCTTAATCATGTTCACTTGGCCCGTATTGGGCGTATCATCGTAGTTAACTTCGACTCCGATAGTTCCGCTGTCGATAATGCCGGGCACGAAAACGCGGTGCCGCTGCGTAATGTTCGTAACGTCAATGGTAGACAACTTCATGCCATCGGCGCTCAGGCTAATCACTTCGCCAATGTTGACGGCACCAACCGTAATCGTAGTTCCGAAACCGCTAATCGCTGCCATTGTTTTAGTCCTTGGGGCTTAGCCCGCAATTGTGGTAGGTGAAACGCTGTCGGCCCGGTAAACGCATTCGACGGAAACGGTTGCAATATGGATGCCCGCTTCGGTTGCTTCCGATCCAATATCGTACGTACTGGTTATCCCTTGCTCTCGCACTTCAAAAATCGTAACGCCTGAATACGTACCCTTCGCGCCGTGAACGGCTTTACGGATGATTTCCGCCGCTTGCCTGGCGGCTTTTAGTGTAGACGCAATAATCGATATTTCAACGTTAGAACGCCGTAGGCAATCGGTCCGCAGCATGGACGGGCTAACCGCCGAATCGTTTCCAGGCGCTAGCAGAATTGCCGGCAGCGCGGCGCTATCGCGGTACGCGGTATTAATGCGTGCCGCTGGTACAAGGTTTGTAACTGCTGCCGTCTGCGTAAGGACGTAGCGCAAACCCGCTAGAACGGTATCGCTCATTTAACCCCCGCTTTCGCTGCTGCCTGGCTTGCTAGCCGTTCGAACGCCGCCGGCAATTCTCGGTTTAGTGCGCCTTGGGCGGTAAATGCAAAGCGCTTAAGAATGGCAACGGCTCCGCCCCAACCGCGGTACGTGTTAGCGCCCTTATAGCGGCCATGTTCGGTAAGGAAGATTCCTGGCCCCCATGCCTTAACGCGCATGAAATAGCCGTCGCCCTTTTGAAGCCTGGCAACCTTAAAGCCGAAGTTTTCAAACGCCAACGCCCGAAGCGCCAGCACGCGCGTATGCCCAACGGGCAAACCCTGCTTCCTAAACTTATTCCACCAGCGGTGGCTAAGCGCCCGCTTTAGGTTTTCCCCGTCATACTTGCCATCTTTGTTAGCGTAGTAGTTAATCAGACGATCCCGGTACGGTTGCGCAATGCGCGTAAGCACGGGCAAAATCGTCGCGTCCAATTCGGTATCCGTCATAGAACGAATAACCTTTTCGAATTCGGGAACGCCCGAAATAAGGTATTTCTTTAGCGCGCTGTTGCGTCGATAACTACTCATTAGGAAACGATTTCCCTACACATACAATCCAGCCATTGCCGGCGCTCTTGCCAATCCACAACGGACACAACTTCCCACCTCCGGCTAACCATGCCGGCTTGGTTTGCAACCGTCCTAAATTGGCTTCTATGGCTTACGGATGGGTGCCAGCGCGTCCGGATTTTGTGGGTAATTACGCCATCCAACTGCCGGTGATTCATTTGTTCCGTAGCGCTGGCTTCCTGAATGGCGGCGAAAATGATTGTG